GTGAATAAGTCAGGCGTGTTTAATTGGATATTTAAAGCTAATAATTGAGATTGTTGGAGGGCTTAAAAGATATATTGAAATGATTACTTTGTGTTGTTGTTGCTTAGGTTTTGGGAGATTATGAAAAGTATTTGAAAGTATATTTTATATTCTCAAATATTCTTACTAGAACTGTAAACTAGATAATATTTTTAAATCTTTAGAGAACTAAAAAGATTATTAAATAGCTTTATATAATTTCTAGCTAGAGTTGAAAGAGAACAAAGGGGGTACATAGGTGGCTAGGGGGGTAGGCGTGGTAGTGTATATACTGCTTATACAAAATGGAGAGATTTAGATTGTAAACCAGATAGGCTCGGCCTGTTGAATAGATTCTTAATGGATTGATTCGGGGTGTTATATATATGCTTCCACCCCTGGGAGGGTATAATTAGATTATACCAACTTATTTACAATTGTCAACCCTAAAATAAAAAATATTTCTGTTGTCAACTAGATGTAAACTTGTTATAATAAACATATGAATAATAATTATCTACCTGATAGCAATACCAAGAGAAAGCTAACAGACCAACAAAAGGCCTTTCTAGAGGCCCTAGGAGGCTCGGCAAAGGGTAACATTAAACAAGCCCTACAGATTGCAGGGTATCAAGAGACTTCGCAGTCTCATGTCGTAGATTCCTTAAAAGAAGAAATCATAGATGTAGCAAATAAGATTCTAGCAACCTCTGCTCCAAAGGCTTCACAGAAACTGGTAGACATTCTTGATAGTGATGACCCAATACCACAAGTAAGTGCAAAGCTACAGGCAGCACAAACATTGTTAGACAGAGTAGGTATAGCTAAGAGAGATAAGTTAGATGTTACTCACACAGCTATCGGTGGTATATTTTTGTTGCCAGAAAAGAAAACATTAATAGATGTTAATGCGGAAGATGTAGACAATGATGAACAGACGTAATAGTTCTACTATTCCATTTGGATATAAATTAAACTCTGATAATAAAACACTTGAAGAAGTACCTGAACAACTCGAAGCTTTAAACAAAGCTAAGGAACATGTTAAAAAAGGTGCTTACTCTCTAAGGAATGCTGTAGAGATGTTAGAACATGATACAGGTAGAAAGCTATCTGCTATGGGTTTAAAAAAAATGATTGATAAAGATAATAAACAATATCAATCTAAGTCAAATGGTTTACTAAGTAGAAATGACAAAGAGACAATATAATTATAGCTTTGAACAAAAGGCTAAGATTGCTTCAAGAAAAGCTGTCAAAGAAAAAGAAAAAGAAATTGAAAAGCTTAGAAAGCAATTAGAAAACAAAAGCTATAATCTAAAAAAGAAAAAAGAAGTACTATCAAAGGTTGAACAAGTAGAGCAACCTAAGAAGATAGATAAGGATGGTACTGTTATTACTGAGGATGAATATAATTACTTACCTCAAAAAGTAAAACAGTTACTAGAAGATGATAAAAACAAAATAGTATTCAAGCCTAACAGAGGGCCTCAAACAGAATTTTTATCTGCTCCAGAACAAGATGTATTATATGGTGGTTCTGCGGGTGGAGGTAAATCATATGCTATGCTTGTTGACCCATTACGATACATGCATATCAAAGAACATAGAGCTTTGTTATTAAGAAAGTCTATGCCAGAATTAAGAGAACTAATAGATAAATCTAGAGAACTATATCCCAAAGCATTTGCTGGTGCTAAGTTTAGAGAAGTAGAAAAGATTTGGAGATTTCCTTCAGGTGCTTCATTGGAGTTTGGTTATCTTGATAGAGATGCTGATGTTTATAGATACCAAGGTCAATCCTATACATGGATAGGAATTGATGAGCTAACACAGTATCCAACAGAATTTCCTCTTCAATATTTGCAGTCACGATTGAGAACAACAAACAATGATATAAAATGCTACATTCGGTGTACTGCAAACCCTGGAGGAGTTGGTGGTTATTGGGTTAAGAAAAGGTATCTAGACCCAGCACCACCTAATGAATCTTTTATTGGACAAGATAAAATAACTAGAAAATTTATTCCAGCAAGATTAGAAGATAATCCATACCTTGCAGCAGATGGTAAGTATGAACAGATGTTACAATCATTACCTGCTGTACAAAGAAAACAATTATTAGAAGGTAACTGGGATGTTGCAGAAGGTGCAGCCTTTACTGAGTTTGATTATGATACTCATTGCATTGACCCTTTTGAAATACCTAGAACATGGGAAAGAGTAAAAGGAATTGACTATGGTTATGCAGCAGAGTCTGCAGTTGTTTGGGGAGCAATTGACCCAACAGATGAAACATTAATCATCTACAGAGAATTATATCAAAAAGGTTTAACAGGTGAAGACCTTGCTAAAAAAATTTATGAATTTGAAAAAGAAGAAAAGTTATCTGTGCAGGGAGTATTAGACTGGGCAGCTTGGGCAAGAACTGGCACAACAGGGCCGACAGTAGGTGAAGTATTATCTAGAGCTGGACATAAACTTAGAAGAGCAGATAAGAACAGAATACAAGGTAAGATTCAAATACATGAAAGATTAAAATTAAATGATAATGGTAGACCTAAGTTACAAATATTTAAATCATGTCCTAACCTTATCAGAGAAATACAATCTATACCTTTAGACCCAAATAAACCAGAGGATGTAGATACAAAAGCTTCAGACCATGCTTATGATGCATTAAGATATTTAATTATGTCTAGACCAAGAAGCAGAAGTGTCTGGGATGAAATGACAACAATAAAACGATGGACTCCAGTAGACCCAACATTTGGATATTAATATGCCACTATACACATTTAAAAATAAAAAAACAGAAGAAGAATTTGACGAATACATGAGCTATGATAATTTAGATAATTATCTTAGAACAAATAAAGATTTAGAACAAGTATTTAAAATAAATATATTTAGATACTCAGATAACAATGGAACAAAAGACCAGTTTACTGAATGGGCTAAAGACTCAAGCGTTAGTGGTAACGGAGAATTTAAACCTTATGGTAAAGCTAGAAACGATGAGGATAGGCGTAAAGATGATAAAGAAAAAAATTAAGGTAAATAAAAAAGCTAAAACAGATATAGAGAAATATCCATTAGTAGAAGTTAAATGGCTTGATATTTGTAGTGATAGTTCATGGTCTTCTATTAAAGAAGCATTAACAATGACCTTACCAGTCTGTTATACTAAAGGTCATTTGTTATCTCAAGCCAAGGGTATTACTAGAATATTCTCTGACTATTCCTCAGATAAGGAAGGAACTATCGAAGAAGTTGGAAACATAACTATTATACCTAATAATGTTATTATAGATATTAAGAAAATTAGTTGACAAATTAAGAATAAATGTGTATTATTAGTAATATACATATAAATTAATAAAGGTGATTTATGGCTACTTATGGAGATAAGAATTTAGAAACATCTATTCCTAATCAGGAAGATGAAATGAAAAATGAAAAAGATGTTTCGGCTTTAGTTGGAACTGTTCAAGCTAAATTTCAAGAGTGTGAAAATACTAGACGAGATGATGAACTAAGATGGCTACAAGCATATCATAATTATCGAGGTAAATATTACAAAGATATTAAATTTAGAGAAAACGAAAAGTCAAGAGTATTTGTTAAAGTAACTAAAACAAAAGTTCTTGCTGCTTACGGACAATTAATTGATGTTTTGTTTGGAGCAAATAAATTTCCTTTAACAATTCAAGAAACAAGAGTACCAGAAGGAGTTGCTGAGTACGCACATTTAAATCCATTAAAAGAAACTCAAGGTGATGAAAATAAAAATCCTACTCCTGGTGTTGAAGGGAATATGGAAGTTACAAGAGAACCTTCTCCAATTGGAATAGGTTATCCTGGTGATGGTAGAGAATTACCAAAGGGTGCAACATTTGCTTCTTTACAAGAATTACAATTAGGAGACTTAGAGGAAGAATATGGTGATGCAAATTTAACTAAAGGCCCAGCACCATCTCCTGAGTTTCCACAAATTAAACCTGCACAGATTATTGCAAGAAGATTAGAAAAATTAATTCATGACCAAATAGATGAATCAGATGGAAGCATTGCATTACGAAATGCAATCTTTGAAGCTTGTTTATTAGGAACAGGAATTATTAAAGGACCTTTTACTTATAATAAAACTTTACACAAGTATACTAAATCAGGTAATGGTAATGCAAGAGATTATGTACCTGAAATTGTTAAAGTTCCTAAAATAGAATTTGTTAGCATATGGGATTTTTATCCAGACCCTAATGCAAGAACAATGGATGAAGCAGAATATATTATCCAACGACATAGATTAAATAGACATCAATTTTTAGATTTAGCAAACAGACCATTCTTTAGCAGACAAAAAATTTTAGAATGTATTAAGATGGGTGCTAACTATTCTAAAAAAGAATGGGAAACAGATATTGATTTAGAAAGAAGTCATTACCCTGATATTACTCATAACAGATATGAAGTATTAGAATACTGGGGAACAATACAAGCATCAATAGCTAGAGAAGAAGGTTTAGATATTGATGAAGATATTGCTGACGATGCTGAAGTTCAAGTTAATATTTGGACGCATAGAGGTAAACTACTTCGAATAGTAGAAAATCCATTTAAACCTTTTAGAGTTCCTTATCAATCTTTTGTGTATGAAAAAAATCCATATACATTTTTTGGTATAGGTGTTCCAGAAAATATGGATGATGCTCAACAGATTATGAATGGTCATGCAAGAATGGCAATTGATAACTTAGCATTAGCAGGTAACTTAGTATTTGATGTTGATGAATCAGCTTTATCATCAAATCAAACTATGGAAATACATCCTGGTAAAATATTTAAAAGACAATCAGGTGTACCTGGTCAATCTATTTATGGATTAAAG